TCATCACTCTGAGTAAGAACTACAATTTTATATCTTTCATAGACGATATCATCAGTCTCACCACCTTCAAACCCATGAGTTTGTTTTACAGTGGCATCTCTTGATGCTCTACTGAGTACCTGGGCGTGGTGATATTGTTTGATTGGAATTGGTTGAGGCATTTATTTTAATCCTCATAAACCAGACATTCTGGTTCTGATGGGTTGGCATCACAATATAGTTCTAATGGTGAGGGATCATGATGATCACCTGCTTCAATTTCTTTCTTATGATGCTCTACATAATCCTCCAACTCATGCAATTCGCCTTCAATATGGCGACGTTGATTGGGAGATATCATAGGATTATCAAGAATTTCTTTATCCTTTTTAATATGTTGTTCGATACTATCCATTTGTTTTTACTCCGTAGGAATCTCTTACCAGATGAAGTCCCGTAAATGTTTTGGAACGATTACCAAAATGACATAAGTCCGCTATCATATATATGCCACTATCGCGGTTGGTGCTGCGCTGAATTGTTTTGTTTGGTGATAGTTCTTGAAATTCACAGTAAATTAAGTCTCCGGCATGTAAACTAAAATCTGCAGGAATTACAATTTCCGCAGACATATTCATTTTTTGTTTATAATTTTGTAGTGACTGTTGTGTCACATCATCAATAGAATAGTTCTCGACATCTGTTTTGTCAACTTGGTTTTTTAGGGAATCTCCATATTGCACAGTTTGCCCCTTTGCTCTACTCTGAGTTATTCTACGAGTTGGTTTTCCTTGATATTTTCCAAAATTAGGAAGATTTTTGCCTGCCCTAATACCATTTCCCTTAGTGTCAGTAACCACCTCATTATTTTTAACAAATTCACAAGTGATAGGATCCCAAGTTTGAAGTAAAGTAGAGAATGCACCAGTTTCAAATTGTGCTAAGGCATCAATTGTTCGATGTGTTCTAAAGTGCAAGATTGTATCAGTAAATCCTGGGGGGATAAAATTATCCCCTCTTTTAGTTTCGATGTAATTTTTAATTTCCCTACCACGACTGTCAGTATATGATAAGTAAGCACCGGTAAAATAAAATAAATTATCTAGAGATTTAAAACAAAATCCTTCAGAGGTTTGCCAGAATAAAAATCCTGCCATATTTCCCTTTGCAGTTTTCCCTGAGTCAGTTTGTTTTGATTCGGGAACTGATATTTTTTGCAAATCGAGAATGAAGTCAAAAGGTTTTCTACTCTTGCCCTGCTGATTAAATGGGGGAGATGTCTCATCAAAGTTTACAGTTGACTTATTGGATTTTAAGTTTTGGGAAATAATTAATTTAACAATATCCGAAATTCTACCGCCATAACCATTTCTACATTCATTCTCTATCAACAAATTATCAAATGCTTCTGGAGAAACTAATGAAATTTTGAAAGTGTTTCCCTTAAATGATGTGGTTATAGAATTAGTTGCTGCAAGTCTCAGATGATTATCACCAGACAATGCAATTTTATTTCCTAAAGTATCCTCGATTTCAAAGTCAACTCTCTCTACACCCTGACATTTAATTCCTTCAAGAACACTTACCATTCTTCCATCTACCTCTATAGCGGTACCAGTATCAACAATAAAGCAGTCAACTATAACATAAGGTAAGAAAATGCTTTCACGATACTCAATTATAGGAGTACCAGAACGCAAATCTACAGATAGAGATTCGTCTTCATTTGAGTATATCTCAAGCCTTTTAAATGTTAGGGATTCTTTTGCCATTATTTTTTTAACTATTTAACCGATGAATACTGTTTCTTGCTGGAACATCAAGACGTTTCTCTCATGAATTCCAGACTCATATGGTGTTTCCTGGTTTAGTGATGCGATGTCTGTATTGGTGTTAGGTAAAAATGATTGATTTCCTAAATTTGAAAAATTTGGATCTACTGAAGGAACTAAATTCTCTCTATAATTTGGGTATGCATCATTCGTACCAGGTTTAAGAAAATCAAGACTTGTGTGAGCACCCGTTCCACTACCAACTCTCTTTCTTGTTGCAGGATCTGCAAATTCTGCTGCGGTTGCCATCCTTCCAAGATTTTGTCCTACAGTTACATTATCACCTACTTTAACTTTAATCTCTCCGTCAGGGAAGTGTGCATACAACCCATCAAAGAAAGTTCCTCTTTTCTTAGGATCTTCACTTCTAATCACAACATAATTACCATATCCACCTCCTTTTCTACCATCTCCACCCATTCCATTTGGATTGTATTGATGATTAATTTCAACAACCTCTCCAGGGAAAACTACTCTATTATTACCACCAGCAGGAGTAAAATCAACTCCAGGTTGTCCAGGATCTAGTTGAACGCCTGAAGCAGTTTGTGATGATGTTGTAGTTTGTGGTGTTGTTGTAGTTTGTGGTGTTGTTGTAGTTTGTGGTGTTGTGCCATCAGGAACTGGTTGTCCTGCTCCACCATATAAAGTTCTGAAGATAGAAACTGTTGTTCTCTTCAAGGATTTTTCGAGTTCTACACCAACCTTTTTCCCATATTTTTCATTGGTAATCATTCCAATGGCTCTACCAATGGCACTCGCCAAATCTGTATTTGGTGATTGTCCCATCAACATATCAATATAAGCACCACCAATAGCGCCAAATATTCCTGAGAACATTTGCTCACCTTTTACAATTTGGGAAGCACTGAAAAGTCCAGCAAGTCCCTTTTCTCCATACAATTTTTTAAAATCAATATTTACATTCTTACCAATGACTGTTGGTTGGGGAATGATTGGTGCCCTGACTTCTTTTCTAGTCTGTCCAGATTCTTTAGGAAGTCTAATCTCCCTTCCAATTTGTCCACCCTCATTAAAACCTTGTTGCTTTTTACCGAACATCGTCTTAGCAGCATCATAAAGAGATCTGGCAATAATATCACCAACCATAGCACCAATACCGGCACCTAGAACTGCACCAATACCAAATGTTCCAGCACCAACAATAGCAGTTCCTATGAAACCACCAAGTGCTGCACCAATGGTTCCAACAACTGCTTCATCAACAGGATCTCCCGCAATCATGCTAATTGCAAAATTAAGTAGAGGGCCAATGAAAGGAACCGCTCTTGCTCCTGCTCCTGCAGTTGTTCTTGCAGCTGCCTTTCCTCCAGCCTGTATTGCAGCCTTTCTTGATTGCTCTAGAAAAAATCCACCTGCTGCTGCTTGTCCTGGTTTACGATATCTTAAAGCATTTCCAGCATATCCAGGAGTAGCAGATCCTCTTGGTGTTACCGCTGTTACAGATCTTCCTCTAATATCTCCACCTCTACCTCCACCTCTAGGTTTAAAAGTTCCAGCAAGTCCTGCTAAGATTGTGCCCTGAACAACGATATTGAGGGCACTAGAAAAGTTATCAAATACTCCAACAAAGTTTTCACCACCAATTGATTTAGCTAAACCTCTTACGGTGTCATATGCTTTATATCCTCTGTCAATAAAATCAATAGTATTAACAACCAGAGAATCGGTAAAAGTAGCAAATGCCTCCATACCAGGTTTAATTGAGTTGCTAAACTCTATAAGTTTAGGCATTAATGGAGAAACTTGATTAACAAAGAATCCAATTAAAGTAAATCCACCAAACCGAATAAGATTGTTAATAATGCTTTGGCCAGGAACATAAGACAACAAGTTATCAGTATCTTTCTTTTGAGGTTCTTTTTTCTTCGCTTCTAATTTTTCTTCTCTCTCTTTATTTTTCTGTCTCTGCAGAACAATTCTCTTTCTTTTATTGGAGGTTCTCTTCAGATTAAGAATACCTCTGAAAATGTTCCCAAGAACAGAAACTTTTTCCGAGACACCTTTAACAGAATACGCTGCTGCATCAGTTGGTTTAGAAACTGCTGCAGCAGAACTAGGTAAAGAAATCCTAGATATTTTTGCTTGTGGTAATAGTTTTTGAACTTTAATAGCCATAATTCTTATACCAGATTAGCGATTCCAAGAGACTCAGTTACCTTTCTCCTATGTGCTGCCGAAGCGATAGGACTAAAGTCTGGAATATCATTTCCATTTTTACCACCACTTTGAGGTTTCTGAACAGTCTTTGTTATTGGTGGCAACACAATTACCTGCGTTTCGCTACTCCTCACTGGAGGAGAAATCATAGATTGATTTTGATATTTGCGGAGTTGAGGTGCCCTCTGGAACATCCTGTCATATTCAACGGGGCCAGTATATCCCGCTTCTCTCATTCTCTCAACCTTTTTTTGTCCCGCTTTGTTTATTACATCAACTTGATTTTTTAAAATTCCACCAAAACTTTTATTAGTGAGATTTGGATTTGGAATAGTTCTATGCAGAGTTGAGTTACGACGCCCCTTCATCCTCTCAATCAGTCTAGATCCACCCTGAGCATTATATCTGTCCACATCTGACTCAGAGAATACTTCGCGTCTCTGAGTAAATGGAACTGGTATTCCTAAGAAATTAAGTTGTGACTTGCCTGCATATCCACTACCCTCAGTTTTTCTTCCATACCCAGGCCCTAAATCTGCTTGAGGTTGCATGACTCTAGAGAATCCAAGCATTCCTCCATTAGAGGATCCAATCCTTCCTCCATTTTGGGCAAATTGAATATTATTAACAAATCTAGGAACACCAGAGGAACCAGAAGAACGAATTAAGTCCATGAAATAATTCGAACCATATTTATTGACTGTCTTGTTTGGAATTACAATCTCACCTGGAGACGCTGCGATAAGTTGAGTATCTGTTCCAGCACCTTTAATATTAGCACCAGAACCCTTAGTAACTCTTCCTCCACTATTAAATGCCGAACCCAATCCTCTTTGGAAAATTGATTCATTTCTCAACTGAGGACCGGAAGGTGTCAATCCCTTTTCTCTAGTTTCTTTAGGAGTTACTGTTCTTGCATCATCTGTACGTGTTTCTTCATTTTTTAATACAGAATATGTAGCAGCACCTGCACCAAGAATTGCTCCCGCTGCAATTGGGTTTGATAATCCCAATCGTAGCAATGTAGGGATGGCTCGCTTCAGCAGTCCAACAATTCCTTTGATGAATATACCCAAAGGTGTGAAGAATAGTGCCGCTGCACCCAGTAGGGTTGGCCACCAATCTTTTAAGAATCTACCTATAACCTCAATCTTACGACTATTATTAGGATCATTAAACCACTTAAAGATTTTATCAAACCCAAAACCAAGCAAAGTAAAGGTAATGAACTTTAGAATTCTATCTAAAATCGCTTGGAATGGAGCAATAATCTTTCTAGCAGTCCTCTTCAAACTATTAAGAACAGGAGAATCTCTAGATTCTAATTTTCTTTCTCTAAGTTTTCTCCTTTCATTTTCATTCTTTGTTCTTTCAAGTTTTTCTTTTTCTTTTTCTTGTTTGAAGTCTGCCCTAACAGCAGCGATTAATTCATCTAATTTTTTATCAATCTCATTGACTTCAGGAATCAATGATTGCCCTGCTTCAGATTGCACAGGAGCTGCAGGAAGTGCCATCCTCCCTGCTTGGATAAGTGGTTTCCTGATTGAAACACTTTTTGCAGATATTTTCTTCTTGTTTATCTTAAATCTACCAACCTTTCTCTTAACTCTTCGGAATTCGTTGGTAATTAATTCTGCTTCGCCGCTTTCCATCACGGCACCTCTCATCCTTGCTGCTGCTGCTTTCTCTCTCAGCAAAGATGTGTAAGTTGCATAGTCAATATCAAAAACTTCTTGCAACCCAAGGAGGTTTAATATTCTTTCATCAACAAGTTCAGAGACTAAATCAGTACCCTTAGTACCTTTATACAACCCAAGTGAAGAGCTCCCGCTATCTTGCTTGGGCTCTCCTCTTATACTTTTTAGTAGATCATCTAAGTCGTTAGGCCCCATTTTGTTGCTGCTGTTTTAGTTTTTCTTCTTCTAAATGTGCTCTCAACAACTCAACATAAATGTCTCGTTCCCATGGAATAAGGTTTTCAATCTCAGTTAATGAGTATTTATGATACTGCATCAACGAAAAATTTAATTTATAATAACTCTCCAAATCCATGTGGATAAGGGCTATGCGAAAAAACTTGCTAACCCTTCAAGAACAACGGTACTTTCAACTTTTGTATTTGGATTAGTAACTTTGACTTCATGAGAAAGTCTAGGCATTGTCTCAAAGAACTTCTCAATCTCTTTAAACTGAGAAGAGTTCATGGACTCAAGGAAATCAGTGATTTCTTTTTTAGTGCAATCAGCAGATGCCCATACATCTTCTTTGTTATAGATTTTATCAATACATGTGGCAACCAGTTCAAACGACTGATCCATAATATTATCTTCACTAAAATCAAAGTTGGTTTTAACAAACTGTTCAAGAGATGGATACTTCATCTCCATAATAAGTTCACTATCCAATTGAATCTTATTATTGTGCTCCTTGTTTTTCTCTACCTTGATATCATCAATGCTGATAGTAACGGGAACATAAGTTTCCTCATCATCAGGACAAGCAACCTTTACTTCAATTTCTTCACCAACAGACTTACCACGGATATTGAGAAAGAGGTATTCAATGTCAAAAGTAGGAAGTGTCTCTACTTTAATTCCTCTGGTTTGAATGCAGTTTTTAATTACATTCTTGATTGCTGTGGTAATCTCTTTAGTGCTCTCACTTTCAAGAGCAAGTACAAGTAACTTTTCCTCTTTAACTAAGAATGGACGGTATTGAATTGTTTTTCCTGTAGATGGCAATTCCAACTCATAAGTTGGTGTGGCAATTTTTGGTAAAGGCATAATATCCCGAAGAGTTTTTCAGTGTGATTATTTATTGAGTCTGTTGACCTCCAAGAATATTAGGTCCAAATGTTCTACCACCGCGCTGCTCAAGTTGTTCAGCTAGCTGTGCTAAAGTTGGGCGTCCATCCTCAATCCTAACTTCTGGAATTGTTTCGCCGTTAGGACGTAGTAAATCAATAGTAGTTGTTGGTTGTCTAGTTGTACCCACGATGTATCTAGAATATGAAAAGGAAACAGTAACTCTTAAAATTTCGGATGCATTATAAGATACTGGTATTGAGTTAATACTAAGTGGAAATGCATTGATAAATTGATATGTTAGCATTCTATTAGAATAATCTTTTTCAAACTTATTGATAAAAATCTTAGTTTGATATTCAACAGGGAAGTTAACCCTATAAGAATAGTTTGTGTCTTCAAGTCCTTGAACGAGTTGCTCATTAACAATAAATGACATCCAATTCTCAAAGAAGGTGATTACATCATACTCCTTATCAACATAAAATGAAAATTCACTTCTTTCATCATATTGCCTTCTGTATGCATGTCTTTCTGTTACACCAGTAAAGTCATTTACTTGCTCATGTGTTGCAAGAGTAGAACCAGGTAGTGTGGCATCACTACACATCAGAGAATAAAATTCATCCTTAGCATTAGTAAATTTTTTCCCTATACCCGCAGCAGATTTTTCACTCATCCAATTTTGCACAGAAACGGGAGGATTGAACCATGCCTGAAAGTGTGAGGTTTGAGCAGTCGCAAGAATATTTGTCTTTAAATCTGATAATCTTTTCTTACTGGGATATTTTGCAGCAGACATATGCCTATAAATATTTTTACCGTTATATTATGTAGGCACGATATATGGGAGAAAGTATAAAGAGTAAGTTTAAACCATCCTTTCCTCAAAAATATCAGGGTGATGTCAATAATATTATTTGCCGTTCCTCATGGGAAAGAAAATTTTGTAATTACTGCGATACGAATCCTAATATTTTAAAATGGGCAAGTGAAGAATTCAGTATATCATATGTTTCTCCTGTTGACAACAGAGTTCATCAGTATTATCCAGATTTTTTAATTGAAGTAAAAGAAACCAGTGGCAAAATTAAAAAGTATGTCATTGAAGTAAAACCCTCAAAACAAACACAACCACCAAAACAAGGAAAACGTGTTACCAAATCTTACATCTATGAAGCAAAAGCATATGCTGTAAATCAAGCAAAATGGAAAGCAGCAACTGAATTTTGTTTAGATAATGGAGTTGAATTCAAAATTATCACAGAAAACGAATTAGGTATTAAAGAATGGCGCTCCAGAAAAAGATAGATGAGTTTCAATTTGTAGAAGAGGTTGGAAATAATCGAATCACTTCAGTTAAAGAACGTCTTCAATCAATGGGTGATGCTGAAGACAGAATGTTGTTGATTATGGAAATTCTTGTTGACACTCAACCAATCCCCGATGTTGGTGATTACTATACGTTCATATATAATGCAAAGACACCAGGAATTGAATACGATCAACATCCCCTAATTGCATGTCTTGAAATTTATAAGTGGGGATTTAAAGGATTAAATTATCACTGGGGCCAGGTTAGAAATTACACCTGGGAAGAAGTACCAGGATTTTTACACGTAGTCAGAAATAGTGAACTGCAGGACTTACGTGATATTGGTTATGCTTATTTTATATCAAAACCTATAAATAAGTAAAAACAATACTATCGTGCCACAAACAAA